ATATATATATATTTTTACAAATAAAATGTTTGATAGTAAACAAGTTATTAATTTGATTAAAAAATATGATTTGGAAGATGCAGATAGTATGAGTGTAGATAGTTCAGGTATGTATGTTATTGTTATATACAAGGATAAACAGCCTAAAATAGTGGAATATTCGTTTACTAAAGATTTGACTACCAAAAATTTCGCTGGGACTTGGATGATATTGCATGTGTATAAAAGTTATTCAAAAGGACGAGATATATTAGATATTGTATGGACTGGGCAAGCTGCCGAATCTGATCCTATGCAATATCCAATTGATATTATTCTAAGTGATGGTACCATTGAACATATTATATGGTATGATTAAAAAAGTTGTTTATTGTGATGTTATTTTTTTAATAAATTAACAATTATATCACTATTTCTAGTCTATAAATATTATCTCAATGACTATATTTAATCCGATTATTTCTACAGATATATTCATGATTTCCTTACATAACACTTACCTAATTTTTTTAATGGACACGATAACTCAAAATTAATAAAAATATTTAATGTTGTATTATTCAAGCGTTTGTCACATAATATATATTATATCCAAATTTGTTTCAACAAACTTTACATTTTATTTTATTAAAATAATAAAATGTCCACATTATTTGAATAGTACACCAAAAATATATATACCACATTTTTTGTTATTACTAAAGTTATTAATTTTAACTTCATGATAGTATCAAACGAATAATTTATGATCATGTGTATTTAATCATAAATTATTTATTTTTATATTATAAAAACGATGGATTATATTACATTTTGTGTTATTCATCACAGTGATAACAATAATTATACTCAGTTATTGTTAAATTGTGTTGATTCAATTAGACTAATTTATCCAAATAATAAGATTATAATTACACATACATCTACTTCACATATTCCTGAATCTATAAAAAAGGATCTGAATATTTATATTCAAATAACTCCAAAAGATGGATGTTCAATTTATGGAGGTATTTATAATTTTATTCAATTAAAATTAACTAATTACATGATATTAATACATGATAGTATGGTATTGACTGGAAAGATTCCAGAAGATATAGTAACTCATAAATTTATCCCAATCTGGCATTTTCAGGGATGTCAATTTTTTAATCTTTATAGTACCAAAGTCACAGAAATGATTAATAATAGTAACTTAAATTCAACCGAAATTCAAGCTGCTCATCAATATTATGAATTACCCAATGATCAATTTTTTGGGTGTTTTGGACCAGTGTTTGGATGTACCTTAGACGTTGCAATAGACATATGGAATATATCTTGTGAAAATATTAACAATTTATCAAAATTTATTGGCCGATTATCCTTAGAATCATCTGAACGATATTTAGCAATTTTAAGTAATATTAAAGGTTGGATCAAAAGTCCCTCTTTATGTGGTAATTACACTACCATTAATTATACTCCCACATTAACTCTACCTCAAATTCTAAATTTACATAAACACCAAATATTTGTTAAAATGATCGTTCTTCGCCAATTTTAATCATTTTGATACTTTACTATTTTTTTTTAAGTCCTTTGTATCATATTTCAATATATATTATGATTGAACTTAACATTGGTTCTTTTTCAATAAACTTGTGTCTTGTGTACATACAATATATTCCATTTATAAAATTACATCCAAATTATTTCACAGTACTCTTGGAATATATTATAATAATGTACCATTAACTTCAAACATATTTTTATCAATTGTCTCTGTAAAAAGATAATTTAGTATCTTTTGATTATTAGAATCAGCACCATAGTCTAATAATAATTGTACTACTATTACAGAAAACTTAATCTGGTCAGTTGCCAAAATCATCTTACTTATTATGATTACCACTATATATTAAATTATTGAATTGATGTTAATCTAAAAAATAAGTTGGTTATGCCAGCATTATATTTATCAATTGTTTATGATAAATATAATATAATAAAATTATTATTGGACTACTGGAGTGATTATAATATAAAATTAATAAATTATACTAACTATAGTGATGAATATATGGCAAATTCTAATATATTTACTGACTGTATGACTAATCCAGTTCTCATCTTAAATTTATGATGTTTAGTTGTTTCAAAAAATATTTCTAATAGTACTTTTGTTCATACTCTATAATTAATAAATTTAATTGTATTGATAATCAGTTAATTACTTTTTCCTTTATTTAATCAAATATGTGATGATTATTACCACTCTCACCGTAATCGAAGAACTAAATGAATAGTTGATTCTTTTTGAATATTATAGTCAGATAGAGTTCTATCATCCTCTAATTGCTTTCCACCAAAAATTAATCTCTGTTGATCAGGTGGTATCCCTTCCTTATCCTGTATTTTTCTTTTTACATTGTCAATTGTATCAGATGATTCAACTTCCACCGCAATGGTTTTTCCAGTAAGAGTTTTAACAAATATCTGCATTTTTGCCTTTCTTTTTATCTACTTAATTTTTTTATTTTTCATTTTTTATTACTTAACATCAAATAAAAATGGATGTTTTTGAAAGTATTATCAATTATTATGATTAAACTTAAAAAAAATAGAGTAAAATCCGATAATCCAATCAATATTTATAAATATAACACCATTGAAAGTTTATTAAATTAAATTAAACAAAATTTGGTGAATTTATTAAACTTTTGAATCATATTCTTATTTAGATTATTCAATAATTATGTACAACAAAAATATAAAAATTTTCTATATTTAACTATTCAAATAATATTTCATCAAATTACTAAACTATTTGTAGAAACAATAACTGATTTTATTCAATAGATTATTCCAAGTAGATGAACACTAATATGATTTGAAACGTGTGTTTTTATTTATTCAACTATTATATATTTTTTAATTCTTGTGTGTATGACAAATTCGGTACTAAACAAAATAAATTTATGAAGATATTCACCTTGATCAATTAACAATTCTTATTTCTGTGGTATTTAAATTATTTAATAATATATGTTTATCTGTAAACCAATTAAATAAACATGATCCTGACGTATAATAATTATTTATTTCAATACATGATGGATCCATATCTTCAAATACATTATAATAAACATCAATTACAAAAGTATTTTTATACTTGACTAATTTACTAGTAATCATATTAACGAAACATATAATTTTAGTCGCAATATTTGTTAATTGTTGATCAGATAAAGTCCACGGTGACTGTTGATGCCAAACATATTGAGAAATACCAACACACTTACCATTATACACAAAACATCTATATTCATGAAATTCATTCCATGAATCATCGAAATTAAAAAAATATATAGTTGTATTATTATGAGGAAAACAATTTTTAGCAATCCTTTCTGATTTACATAATGTTTTAATTGTTTTAGTTGGTGAATCTACCCATTTCATATAATCTTTGGGACTTGCATCATCCATTCGAATAAACCATTTTCCAGTAATCCAATGATCTGATAATCTTTTGATTATATCATTGATATCATCTTTACTAAATTCAGGAATATGTCCAACCATATATGCAACACTTGACGCTTTGATTAAATCAATAATTTCTAAATTTGTAAATTTATAAGTCCAAATATATTTCTGTTTCATATTAACTTTAATATACGGATACCATAATGATAATTTGTCTTCCCCGATTAAATGGTTAATAGATGAACACACATTTCGATAAGAATTATTATATGATGATAATGTAATTTGATTCAAAAAAATTCGTATTATTGTGAACATATTTAAATATGGTATAATCAAATTTTAATATCAATTTTTAATAGAAATATGTACCCAATTACTTGTATATCACATGAAAATGGTAAATTATGTGGACATAAATATATAATTATTCATATCATAAAAACATCATTATGTATTGAAATATTATTAAATACTAAAAATCTATAATTTCCATATTGATAAAATTACCATTACCCACTGGTAAATCTGAACATGGATTATTAATAGATAACATATTTAATTTAATTATTATACTATATAGATTATCAAATATATTTTTAATAATTGTGATTGACATTAATTTAAATAATACAGTGTATTCACATTCCGTAGTTAGTCCAATTGAATATTATCGATCAACTAATTTTGACTCACTCACACCATTACTTTATTTTCATAATGTTATGTTTACGAATAACAAAATTAGTATATATTTCAATGATATTGATAAATAATAAAAGTAGTGGATAATCGCCCTTTGAGTGAATCTATCTGAAACTAAGACAAATTATAATTGAATGAGTTTTAAATTTTATTGGATAATTATGATCTGGGTGAACTTTTAGAAATAATATATGCAATAAATTTAAATACTTTTTATAAACAAATTTGGGTATTATTATAAATTATCCACAATATTTACACATATGTTATTAAATATAATCAAATTGTAATATATTTTAAATTTATGCAAAAAGATTATGAAAATTATCATTATGTTACCAAAAAATATATATTTTTTTTTGACATAATTAAAATGGATGATACTACTAACATAGATGATACTACTAACATAGATGATACTACTAACATAGATGATACTACTAACATGAGTAATAATACTAAAATATTAATTGCTGTTGGGATAATTATTTTAGTATTTGTATTTTTTTATATATTGTGGTGGTTATTTTTTAAATCACCCCCACCCGGACCTGGGTCATCATGTGATACAAATAATCCATGTCCTGTTGGACAATATTGTGATACTACTAGTAAAACTTGTAAAGTAAGTGGAATTTGTACAGCAACCAGTTGTGATTCAGGACAATATTGTGATCTTATATCTGAAAGTTGTATAACACCTACAGGAGATAATCCTTGGTATGGACCATATCAATCAACTGGTATTTCACAATCATATTCTTATTATAATATACCTACAATTTTGTTTGCTTGGGGTGAATATTGTGGACAGGATTATCCATTCTGCGTTGTTTCATGTCCTATAACAGATGGCCAAATTAGTCCGAATAGAACTTTTGATTTAATGCCATATGTATTAGGCTTTCCAGCAGGAACTTGGTTGTTCGTTGTTAAATTTACTTATCAATATATCAATCCAACTGATCCAACTACTGCAGAATTTAAATTAACAAGAAATGATTGTTGTGATTTTTTGACATGCTCACAGTATTTTGCCACAATACGGGGAAATATACAAACAACTCCATCGATTTTCATCATAGCTACTTTATTACCAAACGGAATTGGTGAACAAACTTACACAAATAGTATACAAATTGGTGCTGCGGAACAAGGACAAATAGTTTGTCTAATATTAAATAATAATGCACTATCATCAATTGGTACTTTATCTTATCAATATCAACAAATATCATGATTATATAATAAATACATGAATTTTTAATATTCCACAAAAATCTTATCCATTCAAGATATTACCAAATGTATGAATACTCCCTCTAATATCAACAACAATTTAATATTTCATAGTGTATGGATCAAATGAGATTAACACATATCCTGGTTCTAATAAAATTAATTTATTAATATCCCAAATGTTCAGATATTTATTTTAAAAATAAACCCACTAGAATAATTTTATAAATCCTTGATTTATAAAATTATTGTACCATAGTTATTTCTAAAATTATTCTGGTATGGTTATTTATAAAATTATTCTAGATAGTTTAATTCTAAAATAATTATGTTATCTTTATTTCTAAAATTATTCCATAAAGTTTATTTCAAAAATTATTCTAGATAGTTTAATTCTAAAATAATTATGTTATCTATATTTCTAAAATTATTCTAAATCGTTTAATTTAAACATAATTATTTTATATTTATTTATAAAATTAATCTGGAATTATAATCTTAGAAATAAAGATAACATAATTATGTTTAAATTAAACGATCTAGAATAAATTTAAAAATTAAACGATTTAGAATAATTTTAGAAATAAAGATAACATAATCTAATCATTCTAAAAATAAAATTATACATCTTTGTTGTATAATCTAATTATTCTAAAAATAAAATTAAATATGTTTGTTTGATTATCCAATTATTCTACAAATAAACTAAAATATATTTGTTCCATGATTTAATCGTTCTAAAATAAAATTAAATATGTTTGTTCGATGATTCGATCATTCTACAAATAATATTAACTATGTTTGGTGCATGATCCAATTATTATAAAAATAAAATTAAATATGTTTGTATTATGAGTTGATCATTTTAAAAATAAGAATAAAAAATGTTTGTATAATGATCCGATCATTATACAAATAAAATTAAATATGTTTGTCTCATATGTTGATAATTCTAAAAATAACAATAAAAAATGTTTGTTTGAATGATCCGATTATTATACAAATAAAATTAAATATGTTTGTCTCATATGTTGATCATTCTAAAAATAACAATAAAAAATATTTTGTTGAATAACAATAAAAAAGTTTGTTTGATAATTCGATTATTATACAAATAAAATTAAATATGTTTATTTGATAATCCGATCATTCTAAAAATAACAATAAAAATGTTTGTTTGATGATTCGATTATTCTAAAAAATAAAATAAAAAATATTCGTTTGATCATTCTACAAATAATATTAAATATGTTTGTTTGATAATTGGATCATTCTACAAATTAAATATGTTTGTTTGATAATTGGATCATTCTACAAATTAAATATGTTTGTTTGATAATTGGATCA